TAGATTTTGTTATATCAAAGCGTTCAAACGGGAAGGGTGAGCCATGATAATAAGTTGAAATATCTTTGGCATTAGCTTCACCTTTATTAATTAATTTTGAACGCTTACTTGCTAATTTTATACGTTGTTCAACAACAGAAGGAATACGTACATCAGGAAATAGTTTTAATGCTGATAATGTTTGTGCAACACGATCTGCATTACCTAGTTGTAAACCACTACCAGTTTTACCTATAGGACTACCAAGAGAAATTAACGCTCGCTTTACATTTTTCCCATTACTAACAGCCTTTAAAGCTGCTTCAGCTTCATCTAATCTTTTTGTCGCTGCCGCTATTTTTTCAGCAACATCAACACCCTCTTCTAATCCTTTTGTTACTTTCAATAATCGACTGGCAGTTGCAACTTCTTCCACAGCCTTACCATATTTAGTTAATGGTAAAAGTCCAGTTGCAAAAGTTAATGGATCAAGTAAAACTGTTGCTCCTATTTGTTGTATTACAGGAGACCCTTCACTAGCGAGAGGGGTTTCTGTAATATCAACATTTCTGGATTCTATGCCAGGAGTTAATACTTTAAGAGCATTAATTGGATCACCAGCAGCTAGAGATCTAGTGAAGTTAGCAGATGCATCCAATAATTCAAAACCTAAATCAGTTAGTGTACCAAAAGTAGTGTTCTCTTTAATAGGTTTAACATTTTTTAAGGATGTTGTTGCCCCGCCGGAACTAAATGATTCTTGTAGTCCCATTATGGTCTAGCCCTTCCAAATGATCCAAAGACACTTTGAGTTTGTTTACGTTCATTTCTTCGTTGTTTACGAGCTCGATTCTCGGTTCGTTTTTTTCGTTCTTTTAACAGTTTATCCTGGATAAGTTCTTCTACAGTCTTTGAAGCAAGTATACTAGCTTGTCTAAAATTACCAGATGCAAGAGCTTTTTGTACATCATTATTTCGTTTTTTCTGAACTGCCGTAGATACAAGTAAATCATTTTCCAATGAGTTTACATCTGTTCCTAATTTTTGTGCAAGAAATACTAAACTTTCATTCTCTATTAAAGTTTTACCTGACACTTTTTTACCGCTATTATCGGATACTGTTCTATCTTTTATCGCCTCAAATATTGGACCATAATTTCTACGAACAAAATCTTTCAATTGAATTAGTTGTTTTGTCGATAAAGTTCCATCAGGATTAGCGTTTGCTCGTTTTAAAGAACTGATAAAAGATATAGTTTTTAAATTAATATCTTTGGTAAGGGGATGTCCATTTTGAGCTTCTGCTCTTAAAGCAGTCAATTCTTCAAATTCTGGTGTTCCAGGTTTTACTTGTCCCTTATCAAATGCTTCACCAAGTGCTCGTGCCCGTGCATTATCGCGGAATAAAACATCATCTGTTGTTTCTTTTTTATTTTGTTTAACATTACGACCAGCAAGAAGATTAATAGCTGGTTCAATATTTCCAGCCTCGAATAGTGACTGTGCTATTTTATTTACAGCTGCATCACGTTCAGCTTGGGCTTCAGCACTCTTTCTTTTAGCTGCTGCAGTTCGTTGTTGATCTGAGAAAAGAATATTAGCTCGTGCATTTTTATCATGTTCAGCTTGAATTTCAGTTTTTAGTTTTCGTTGCTGATTTGGAAAAAGAGCATTAGCTCGTGCATTTTTATCATGTTCAGCTTGAATTTCAGTTTTTAGTTTTCGTTGCTGATTTGGAAAAAGAGCATTAGCTCGTTCATCTGCATTAAGTATGGATTGGGTTCTCGCTATATTTGCAGCACTAGCAGTATTAGATTGTCCAATCCGAGCATTACTTTCTTTACCAGATTGTTGTGTACGAATTATATTTAATAACCCAGCTAACTTTGCTTGATTAGCTTTCAAACGCAATTGTCGTATTGCCAATTCAGTATTAATTGCATTATTAACACTGCTTCTACTGCCAGCCGCACTCTGTAATTGTGATAAATCAAATTTTTGTGCAGGTAGGCCACTGGCTTGTAACTTAGCATTGCTATTATTTATTAATGCTTGAGCTACAAGTGGGAATGCTTTGTCTAAAAATCCAGGTTTAGGTATGTCTAAATTAGATGCTGTATTATCTATCTGGGATAGAACATCAGCAATTTTAGAATCTAATACTGTCATACTAATCTCCTATGCAAATATACTAGTACCAAGAGCAGCTGGATCATTAAAAGGTAAAGAATTAAATGTACTACCTATAGGTAGAAAATCACCTGCTCCACTGCCAGCAGTGCCTAAAGCAACTGCATTAGAAGCTCCCCCGCCCAATCCACCTAATAAACTACCTAAGCCTCCAATAGCTCCAGGAGCTAAAGCTAAACCAGCTTGTGTAACTAATGCTTGCTGTCTAGCTGTTTTTTGTTTAGCTTCCATTCGTTTACGTTCTTTATCTTGTAGAATTTTTTGAATCGCTTGTTGAAATAATAATTCCCTCATACGATCAGTTTGTATACGATTATTATCTAAGATATTCAATAATAAAAGACGTAATTGATTACCTTGTTGTGCAATTTTATCGCCTAATGCCATTAGCTAAAACCTCCAAAACTTGTAAAATCTGCTGGACCATTAATAGCCGTTGCACCAAGATTACCGAGTGCTTGACCAAAGGGACCAGCAAAACGTGACGTAATAATACCAAATAATTGATTTACTAAATCACGTTGGAAACTACTTTGACCTAATTCTTTAATCACACCAAGAATATCATTTCTTTGAGCAGCATCTTGTTCTCTAGTAATAAAACTTTCCAACAGACCAGGAATAGTTGAAGGATCAGTTCTATCACTCGCCCTAAGTGTAGATGCTAAATCACCTGTTCGATTAATACTACTAGCTTTTGCCCCTGTTAATTGATTAATTAATGTTTCACGAGCTCTATTAGAAGCCTCATTGAACGCTAGTTGTGATTCTAATGTTTGTGCTCTAACATCACTTCTTGCTCCTGCTTCTCTACTGAATAAGTCAGCTCCAATAGCACGTCCAGTTGTCCCACCACTACTCAATCCTCTATCAGCTAATGCTGTATTTCTACGCCGTGCAGTTTCAGAACTTAATTGTGTAATTGTATCATTAGCATTATTTAATAATGTATTTCGTATATCATTGCTGAAAGGATTAAGAGGTAAAGCACTTCGTACATCATTAATTTGAGTATCAAAAATATTACCTATGTTACCGGACAAATTATCTAACCGGCCAATAGCATCATTAACTATTCCGGTATTACGATCCCGTTCAGTGTTAAAAGAATTAATAAGATTAGTAAAATTTTGAAAATCAGTTTCACTTAGACCTAAAGTGGGATCACCACCACGGCCTGTTTCATCAATTGGACTTCCTGTTTTTCCATCATTAGAATTATTTTGTGATTGTGATCCGAATAAATCGGGTGCTCCTGATTGAAATTCTAATTGATTTAAACCTAACAATGGTCTAACTAAATTAAATACTCCCCCTCCAAATTTGTCGATTATGTCAGGAAATGGAGTATCAAAAGGTACTGTATCTGCCATTATAATAGTCTCCCAAAACCAGGTACTAGTTCTAAATTTAAATATTTAATTACCCCATAACCTAAGCCTATATCAGGTGGTCGTCCTGTACTAGGTTCAATACGAATACTCGCATATAATGATAAAGGTTTGGTAATTGTTTTACCTATAACAGATATTCCGCTACTTGTAAAACCTGTTGCCCACGCATGAGTTCCTGCTATAGTAATTGCATTATTCATAAGTAATTGAGAATCTTGTGTACTACCAATAAGTAATTGTGTTCCACTTCCATTAAAAGCTTCAGTTACCACAATAAACCAATCATGAATAATATGATTAGCTGGTATAGTAACAATTAATTTACTTTTTTTATACTGATCAGGGTTAAACTTAAAATAAACAAATTGTTCAACACTAGCTTCTGATACTTCTAGATTCTGTCTATCTAAATTACTAATTCTACCTGGAAGTGGAATTGATTTCATTATGTCCCACCTATAACATAATCTATAATAGTATCAGTCCCATCAGCTTGTGCTGTTAATTTAATATAACCTAGTGCTGCATTTTCAGATGCAGTCCATAATAATTCAGTTACTCCACCATATAAATCACGATCACCAGTTGGTGGAGTATTAATTGAATCATTATGAGTAATTGTAACTGACTTTGCATTACCAGAAGAATCAACACTTACAATATAGAAAAATTGTATAAGTGTAATACCCCCTAATCCAATTGTTGCACTAGCTCCTGATGCAATAACTATACGGCCAGAAGTATAATCATTCATATTGCCAGAAGCAAAAGTTTTAACCTTTCTTATTTTATCGACATTACCATTGTTGATAATTAAATCAACAATACCTTTTCCAGTTACTGCCATTAGATACCTCCTAAAACATATTTAATAATTGTATTATTACCTGTCGCTTGTGGAGTTATTTTAACAGCGGTTACTCCCCCATTTTCAGAAGCAGAAGCTACAAATTCAGTATATGATCCAGGTAATGCTGTAGTGTTTAATGTTAATGTTACAGATCGTGCATTACCTGTTGTTTTATCTGTACATTCTACTTGTATATATGTAATTGTTGTAATGCCACCCTGAGGCAAAGTAGTAATTGCAGCTCCGGCAGCCAAATCAATTTCACCTTGTACATGGTTAGTAATAGTACCAGCACTAAGTGTTACTGGTTCTGATAACTGTGCAGGTTCACTACCATTTGTGTCACGAACAACAGTTATACCTGATCCTTCAATAGTTAATCCCATTATCGTTTTCCTTTAATGTGTCCTTGAACTTGTAGACCCGATATTCTAAATGGTGTATTTGTAAATTTATTTCTAGCTCCCGGAATAGGCTGTCCCGAAAATGACAACTGTTCTTTCGCTTCTATCCTTAGGCGTAATTCATTACTATGTATACCTAAAGGTTTAAGAGCATCAAAATTTTCTATTACAAATTCTCCTTTTTCGGTGATAGCAGTAATAATAATTTGATAATTACTAGTTGGAAAATTTACAGACATTATCTTACTAAAAACCCAATGCTTTAACTTTTCTAAATCTCCACCATCAAACACACCAGAAGTCCAACTCCATGTTCTCGTATTATCGACATCTTTTGCAGGTGTATTAATGTCACCTAATAGATCTATACCTTTGTTATTTATAGTATAAATATCCTGTTTATTAGGTTTCTTAATAATTTCGGTAGAATATTTAGATCGTGAATCAATAATCATTGATCGTAAAGGGTCACGTTTAGTCCATAGTCCAGTGCCATAATGATAAATTAAAGTATCAACATCATCACCGAAACAAAAATATATAACTCTATATCTTATATCAGGTATAGCTCTAACTTTAGAATAATTTTCGAATGGAACCGTTAATAAAAATTCTCTAACTGGCTTTGATATTTCCTGTAATTCAGCACCATTAAAACTATATATCCCATTTAAAGCAACCCAAATTAATCTACCTTCAATAACTAAATAACCTTTACCACCTTCTGCATTAACTGATCCTTTATCTTCAAATAACAATCTAATACGTCCATTTGCATCTAGATCATCCGTTAATACATAGGTTTCTGTTTCTTTAAAAATTATTAACTGACCTTGAAATTTAATCAACCCAGAAATTACTTCTTCTTGTTTGCCAATAAATTCAAAACGTTCGATATAGGCTGTAAATTTTCCAGTATCTAATTCATCAGCAGGTGTCCGAGCACTAATCTGTAGAGTATTAAAAGGAATACTACTTTTAGAATAATACATTTTGTTTTTAAAAATCTCTGCATGGAACCCTTGCTGTGGCACATCATGAGCTCCCAGAATAGGTACTACATCACTTAAAGGAGCAGTATCTGATAAGTCCTGAAAACTTTTTATTTGTGTTAATGGAAAAATAGTACCCAAATTATTAAAGGTAACATCAAAGACTAAAATATCGTTTGTGGATAAATTACTTACTAGAGTTAAATCAGTTAAAAAAGTTATAAAATAATAGAATTCTTGATCATCTGCTTTTGCATACATCTTTACTACAGGAGTAGTTGCTGAAGTTAAAATTTTTCTATTTACTGTTAATCGCCATTTAGTATCTGAAAGGAGTGTTTTATCAACCCCTACTAGTGTTGCAGAGGATTCAAAATCACTACTTTTCAAAAGATTTTTAGTAAAAATAACTTCATTAGTATCTAAATTAACTCTGTCTCTAGCCTCATCAGCATCAAATGACATAAATGAAAATGCAAAATCCCATTTATTAGAGTTTAAAATTGTATCACCGGTTGTTATAGTTTCAGCCGTAATAGGTTTAAATACACCATTAAACTTTAAATCACTACGACGACCAACAATTTTACCTAGTGGATTAAAAGAATAATCAACTCGATATCTAAGCATTGGAACATCCAATTGATTATCTGATCGTTTACCTAATATAATTATCCAATCCGCTGCTTGAATAAAATTAACATTTTTAGCATCTATAGATACTCCCAAAAAATCTGGAACATTCCTCAAAAACCAAAAAACTTCTAGATTAGTAGAATCTTCTCCAGGAAAATCAGACTTCAATAACCCACCTGTATTTGTATCATTTAATAATACATAAAATTCATCTCTGAATGTTTTAAAAATTATGCCATGTGTAAAAATAGTATCTGATTTAACTTTTAATAATTCAAAAGGTAGATTAACTAAATCACCATTATCAATTAAAACATTGTGACAATCTGATCCCAAAGCTGGTTGTTCAAAGACAGCCTCTTTATTAGAACTAAAACCTAAAAAGTTTTTAAGCGTAATTGTAGGCATTATAAACATCCACTACAGCCATATCGTGTATATTATAAGTCTCTTGTGAATCTATAAGATTTAGCATTTCTACATTAAATAATTGTTGCCAGTCTGCAATAGATTCATGATATTTTGGTAAAGATAAAATAGTAGCATATAATACAATAACATTGTGATGCTCCTTTGGTATATCTTCATAACTTTCTGAACCATTAGCACTACCAGAAAAAACAGTAATTTGTTGATTATATTTAATTGTTAAATCAAAAGCAATATCCGGTATTCTATAATAGCCTAACTTAGTTACTCTAGTCCTACTATTACCAACTGAAGAAATTGTTCGCGTAATATATACACTTTGTTTATCTGTACGTTGTGCCTGTGAGTCATCGACTACATCAATTGAAAGTCTGTCAGTATCTCTTACCCATATTAAAGTATGAATATCACCAGCGATGGCAACTTCTTGATTATCAGGAGTAAAAGATATAGTTTCAGTTATCGTATTAAAATATTTTCCACGTTTATTTAACTCATTCCATATATGACGCATTGCTGAATTAATTTTTAATCTTAGCTGATCGTCAGTAAATAATGAACCAAAAGTATCATCTAAGTTCGATCTAACTGCAATTCTTAATTCGTTTAATGTCATAACTTATCCTAACTTACAAAGTATTCTAGGTGAATCATCATAAGCTAAAGAGACTGCTCCTGCCAAACTAGGTAAACCAGAAGCAAAAGTAACATTCTCTGTTAGATATGATGGTTTATTTACACTAGTATAACCTGCACCATCAGCATGATCTTGAGCAAAAATACTTTTATTAATTAAATTCTTATACATAGCTACTGTCGATGATTCACTAAGTATAGCTAACAAATATAGCCCAGCCGATAAATATAATTGACATGGAGCATATGTATAATATAAACCACCCAAATCAATTGCGGTATTAAAAATTAATTCCTTTGGTATCCCTCGTGAAAAATTATATAATCCAATTTTTGCACACTTACCATCATCTGCTGCTGTAATATGTACACCCATTTCAGTAATTAAAATTGGATAGGCAACGTATAAAGGTAAATAATAAATTTTATCTTTTGCCAAAACAACTGAGGTTGTTGATTTCTCATAAGCAGAAATATAATAATTTTGATCTCCTGCCTGACCAGGAGTATAAGGTGTACCAAAATTATAATGAATATCTCTTACGGGAGCTGCCGGATTATCTTTTGATCCAATTAATTGTTCAGCAGGTGGAAAATAACCTTCAGGTAAAACATCCATGAATAAGAAATCAGGATCAATTGTAAAACTATCTGAATCTACCACGACAACAGCCTCATCTAAAACTTCAAAATTAGATTGAATAAATTCAACTCTATCTTCCTCGAAGATATCAGCTTCTTGAATTCCAACATCCATGCCTAGATCAGGGTCATTAGCAAATGCTATTAAAGAAAAATGACGGGATGATCCATCAGTCCCTGGAGCTGCCCAATGTAATTTTATTCCTGTAGAATTAAATAAATCAGATGCAGGTGTTGGTAATATAGCTTTCGCTTCTAATACACCATCTCCTCTATATATTTCAATTGGATTGGTCGATGTATAACCTTTATCTCTTGATGTTGATACATTATCTTCTGCTTGCCAATTGTTATTAAATTGTTCATTTAAAGTATAAGCCCCAATTGAATAAGCTCCACACGCTGCACTTTTAGTACCTGTTCCCTTTATAGCATTCTGATTTAAATTTTTAACCAATGATTGCAAATGTAAACAAAATATAGGTTCAAAACCTAAATTATAACTTATATCACCGGGTGATGCTGGAGTTGTATCATTGTGAACTTTTACAGATGCACCTGTAAGATTAAGTGCAAGATAACCATATCTTATGCCACCTGTTACTCCACGTGTTGTACCAGTAAAAGTTGTTGATCCTATTGCAGTAATTTCTTCCCAATTACTATTACCAAACATAATTGCTGAATCATTACGAACTTCGGCTGAACACTCGGTTGGGTTTGCCCCATTCGTTTCCCCAAACCTAAAACATGTCTGGTTCAATGCCGAATCACAGGCTCCAATACTCCAACTATAACTATTTACCGGAGTATATTGAAAATGATCAAAATCACCAAGGAGAAAAATTAAATCTGATTTAAAACCAACAGTTACATCTACTGTCCCATTTAAAGTCGCATTAGATAGAAAAGTACCAACACTAGCCTCCATATCGGAACCACCAAGAACAGCAATAGTAATTAAATAAGCTGATGCCGGAGCAGTTGTCCAATTAATTTTAATACTTGTTGTATTAAAAGAATCAATAGTTGCTTCTGCTTCTATAGCTCCACCAATCGCATTATCTCTAAAAAGAATTACTTCTCCTGCTCTTTTTCCACCCTCATAAACAGTACCTCCAGTACTACCATCAACACCTGTTCCTGAAGTTACAATTCCATTTGTTCCATCTGAATATCCAACAGAAAATTTAACATGACCTGTAGTCGTTGCATCTGCTATCGGAGATCCCATTATAAAAATTGCAGCCTTAGGCTGAAATGATGTAGTAATAGTTTGAATACCTGTTGTAGTATTCGCTGCTACTCTCAAAATTTCAGTTTGTAATGCCATGCAATTCTTCCCACACTTTATTTCCTATATAAACAATTTGGATATATCGTTTACACTCTGGACCATTCAGTTGAAAATCTCTACATTTTTGCGGGCGGACAGAATATTGTGTACAATTATCATTTAATATATCATAGAATGGACACACACCCTGTACATTCTCTCGTGCTCTTTGACTCCTAGCATACTGTCTTAATTTATCTCTCAATTCTTCTGGTAATTTTTCAAATTCTTCAGGTGTATATGGGGGCCATCCTGTTTTAACACAGCACATACCACAATTTGAACAATTAGATTTCACCATTTAAAATCCGACTACGTATCGGACCTTTACATTCTAAACAGGATGGCCCGCATATAAACCCATAACACTTCCAACAAAAGCCTCGTTTTTTAATGTCTTTGGAATTATATATCCATGATCTCATACAATGAACACATTGTACAGTTTGTCCTCTTGATGATTCTATGCCATCAGGATCATTAATTTCAAATTCACCACTAAAAAATTTTGTACTATTCATTAAACAACATCGTTGCTCTTGCTGTAGGGACACCACTCGTTACTGCAACTTTTGCAGCAATGCCATTATTTGCAGCAGCTTTAGTAATTAATTCATATCCCGGCCTAGCAACCCATCTATAAGTAGATCGTTGATGTAAACCAATATCCAATAAAGGTACAGTATTATATGTTGGTTCGGCTGTATATGTTTTCTTTGCTGTAGCAACAGCAGCAATACCACCACCTCTAATGGGTTCTGGTGTTACAGCTGTACCAGTTCCAGCAGTAGTGGTTGCACCCACTGTCCATGAAAATGCTTGATCTGCCGGTGTACTTCCACAACCTAATGTAATATCTACAATCTCAACAATATGTGTTGCACTTCCTATAACACCAAGAGCTGTAACATTTGTCCCTAAAACTGCTGTACCCGATATTGAATATTTTCTTGCCATTTTTATAATCCTATATTTGCAATCGCACTGTGCATTGCTGCTCCAAGATATATTGTCATGGATGAATTAGTAGTTACGCCACTTGACAAAGTTACAACACGCATAAATTGAGCCCCTGGATTGGGAAAGGTTACGATATAATTACCTGTAACAATAACTTTATAGGTATAGGGTGATAATGTAACACTATTAGTTGCTAGACTTTGATCTGATAATTGTGCCCAAGACCCTAAAGAAACTAAAGCATCAGCAAATTCAGGATAGAATTCTAATGATGTTAATGAACCAATAAATACATGAACAAATAAACTAATTAATGGAATATCACTAACATCAAACTTACCTGTAGAATCTAAAGAATGAAAATTATTAACTGTGACACCATTTAGAACTTCGCCGTCAGCAGCTCCTCTAATCTGTAACCATTCCTGCAACCCTACACCTGTATTTTGTATCACACCGCCTGTAGGATTAATACCTAAACTAGGCTTTCCCTGTTTAGGTGTTATTTTACCTAGTGACATTTAATATTCTCCTCTGTTTTTTAACAGCAAAAATATCTTTATTCTTTTTAGTATCTCTACCAATCTTAATAGGAACAGAAATTTGTTCTCTGCCTACTGCATATCTATGAAATACACTATTCCATTCGTGTAACATAGGTTCCATTCTTTTTTTATATAATTCTTTTGGTCGGGCAATATAATCTTTTACGTTTAAAATCCATTCTTGTTTTAAACGATCTGGTCCTTTACGGCCATATTCTGAAGTATCATATTTACGTAACCAATTTATAATACTCGGCTGAATATCAGACCCATCAAAAGGAGCGGACATTTGCCAGTGTAAAATATCCTGCTCCCTTGATGGACCTTTCTCTTTCAGACGATAAAATTCCCACCTATTATCGTCCTCATTCCAGACTAATTCTAACGCTGAATCATGACGATGCAAAGCCTCTATAACCTCTAAGGGAGGTTTAAACTTTATATTCACTGGCTCAATAATTCTGCGTTCTGCCTCAGTCTTAACCATAATAATTAACTCGATTGATCACACTTTAATGCAGCATCATTATAATTACCACCACCAATACAACGCATTGGAACATAATCCATTTCTAACATAATAAAGTAAATACCCGTAAAGTTAGTAATGGTATTTGCAGTAATTAAAACCGATAACATAACACCTTCTTCAATTTGTTCTCTACTTAAAACATGATCTTCTTTTAAGTAAATACCTCTTTCTGTCTGCTGATAAAGATTATCCGTTGTGGATGGATTACCATTACCATCAGCATAAGTATGAGGCGGAATTACAACACCTAAATTACCAGAAGGAGTGGCAAACGGATTTCCCTTTTTAATGGTTGCCGCTTTTACATTCCAATCCGCAATAGCTGTACCTGTTCCATCATGATTTCCAGAATAAATAATCCTGAAACCTAAATCCCATCCAGGATCAACATCATAGGGAACAGGAATTAAACCTGCTATTGTTTCTGCCGAAAGCATATTATAGCCTACGAACCCGGAAACACCCATTTCTAACTGATTTACCGTAGAAGTTTTAGCACTTTCCGGTACACCAGTGGTGGCATTATCAATAATACCGTGCATCTCTGTGGCTGTATAACGCTTCCGTTTACGCAGCCATCCCATATTGTGATCAGTAATCATAATTTAATCCTTAACCTTTCTTTTAAGTATCAGCTTCAATAGTGAATGTAGAAGTTACATCAGCAAGTAAAGTATTTTTACTTGGATTATTTGTACCCATTTGTACATCACGATACAGTGTAAATTCATATGCATCACGATCAGCTACACGCGAAAGAACAGCTCCATCCTCATCCATTAACTCATAACCAGATTGAGTCAACAAAAAGATGGATGTCATATCCATAAACCAAATCTTATTTCGTGGACAATCACGATCAAAGAAATATGGACGATTGTCAAACATTAATGCAATCCAGCCACCTTCAAGAGTTTCTTTAAAATCATTATATCGGCGATCACCAACATGGAGTAAACCAAATGTGGCCCATGTTCCAGGATCAGAAATCATTTCTAGATTTCCTTCCTTGGCACCACCAATATTAATACTGGAAAGAAATGCTTGTTCCATCAAAGATACTGTCAATGGACGCAGTGTACCAGGACTACTATGATGTAGAACTGTAGAACGGATAGCAGCATTTGTTGCAAGTGAACGATCTACACTACCTAAAGCTAATGAACCATCTAACATTTCACCAGTTTCAGCAGGGGTTGTTGCTCCACCAAGACCTTCATCTGCACCGATATTGCCATCATCGATAATAGCAGGAATTCCATACATTTCTTGACCACGCGATTGATGACCAGATGTAATTTCACCAAAGTAAAAAGCATTGGTATCGACCGTGACGGCACCACTAGCGTTATCAAAGGTAACAAAATGTTTAATATTTGATGCAGCTCCAGTAGAATCTTGATCTCGTAAAATATTAGATACTGTCATATTCGCACCATTAATCACAGTACCAGTAGTAATATCTGCATTAACTACACGATCACCAATTCTCATACTGAAAATAGATCGCGAATCAAATTCAATCCCTGTTGAAGTTGATTGCGTCCCAGCAACAGTACCAGCACGGCCATGTCCATAGGACCAAATCTGACGATTTAAATCTTCTGGCAATCGTTCCATTAAACCTTTCATTTCTACATCCAGAGCTTTAGCAAAAGCACCTGAATTATCTTTTGATGCACGCATTACCGGACCAGAAATTTGTCCTCGTCCGTAGTGCATTGCCATTTTAAATGTAAATGTATCATAATTCTGGCGTCCAGCAGTAGGTAATGCAGGACCACTACCACTTACATCTTTTCGTGATCCTACTCCAGGATTACGAGAAGTGATAATTGGTATATACGCAAAATTACCAGACACATCATCTTTATTAGATTCCAGTCTGTCTAACATTACGGTAGCCCTTGTAACTGCATCATTCAAAGGGCCAATATAAAATGTTTTCATCGCATCAGTAAAATCCGAACTTGCTAACCCAGCCATTTTTAACTCCTAGATCGGTCTAAAAATTCTCTTAGGGCACTACGCGACGCCCCACTTTTTAAATCTTCTACACTAAATTTTTTGGTAGTATCAATTAATGAACCACCTTCGCCGCCACGTTGAATACCCATCGTTGAATTCTTAAGATAGGTTGTATTTATATTTTTATTTTTATCTTGTTCTTTTACTTCTTCCATTACACTTAAAGCATCTGCTAATGTTTCTTTATATGCTGTCTCATAATCTAATCGAGGATTAATATTAACCTTTGCTAATGTCGCAACTGAAATTAAATTATGAAACTTATCATTTTCTTTCGCTATTGAATTTGTTTGTCGTGCTTTATTCAAAGCAGTATACATCTTATTTGTTTCTTCTTGTTGTTTGTTTTTTAATTCAAATTGTTGTAATTTTTCTTCTGCTTTTTTTAATCGTTCCTCTGTAGTTAATTCATCATCCGATACTTGTTGTACATCTTCTGTAGGATTAGCCTCCTCTTCTAATTTTGTATAACCATAGCGTGCTAATTCAATAATCTCAGACCCTTTTACCGAACGAACAGAACCATCCGGTAAAGATAATTGATAATATGTAGAAGCAGGGTCTTCATTACTATCCGGGGTTTTGTCTTGCGATTCCGTTTTCAATTCCGGCTCTTTGGTTTTGGGGTCTTTGTCCTCCGATGGGGCTTGACTGCCCGTTCCTTCCGGTTCCGGGTCCAGCAGAATCCTAATTAGATTTTGGTGCCACCAAAACATTTTCTAAACCTCCATTTAGAGTTTGTGCGAATAGTTGAGGGAAAATACCCTCTAATACTTGTTGTTGCATATGATCGCTCATATGTTTAGATATAGCTTGTTTAACATTAATATCTAATTTGTCCCATTGACTACCAGAAATAAATCTTTTTATTGCATTTATATGAGCTTCATGATTTTGCCCAAGATGTACAATTGCAGGTTGTCCTGCTATAATACCCTGAATTTCTTTCCATTGTCGAGTTCGGTCAGCAGAACTTTTATCATATATTGATAATACATCAGCTGCACCCAAAATACTAAGCAATTCTTCTCGATGAGTTTGTGGATTTAATAATCCCAATTCTAACAATACTCTAACTAAAGATTCCCGACCGGCTCTAGTCATAGCTTGCCGACCAAAAGTTTTAGTTCTTACTTTCCAGTAATCGGCACCTTTAGTTTTACCTTGTAAAGTTTCTCCACTAAATATAATCGCTTGTTCTTCGTTAAAATCACCTCGTACACTAATAACACGATCTTCAGTAATAAATTGTGTCATTGTCTGTAGAGCTAATCTTCCTACTTTTCCTATAGCTTTATCAAACCAGAGGAGGGCAGGGCCGAGGATTTGATCATCCGCATCTTGTAAAGCAAGAACAGCCCTGCCCGACCGCACCCCCGGCTCTGCTTTCGCCTGACTTACATCGTGTGACGAAGCAGTATCTTGAATATCTAACCGAGTCCGATCAAGTAATCTTTCAACATATGCTGGAATCGGCCGCAACTGCACTTGATCAGGTTTATGCGGAAAATTGTAAGTGAGAACTTGACCGGGTCGGTTAGTAAATTGTTTAATCCCAGACTGACGTGGATTTAACCATTGTAGATTCGCCATCTGGTTAATCTGTTCCATAATACCAGATTGTATACGATTATAACGTGCTTGATTAGGTCTTATTTGTTCAGCAGAACATGTTCCATACAAACTTGCTGGATCATAAATTTCAAGAAAATGACTATAAGGTAATTCACCATGATCATATGGATTATCACCTGGAGCTTTTAAAACTTGTCCACCAGCAATTACAGCATGTAATCCTTTTTTATGTTTTTTATTTCTTTTAACAAAAAGTTCATGAATCAATACACCAGTTCTTACAGCTGCACTTGTTCTGTTGTCATGCTGTCGCCTTATAAAAGGATATAAAAATAATTCATGTTCTTTACTCTCTGGCAAATTTTTAAATTTATTACCGAATTGTTCAACTACCCAATCTTTGGATCGTAATGTAGATTCAATACTCCACATTGAATCTTCAATTACTGAGGCGTTCTCGTCAAAAATTAAATTAAAAGGTGGGACTACATCAATAAACATATCACCTTTATTAACTATAATTTCATCAGGGATTACATCAAAGCCATGAAACTCCATAAATTGTTGGATTGCATCCGGTTCAGTATCTTCTGGATTAACTTTAAATAAATCACCTAAGTCTGGATCCCAGCCTACTTTCATAAAACAAGAACAACAGGTAGACTGCCAAAATGCAACACGGATAATCTTTTGATCTAATGTTTTTGTTACCCATAGATTTTGTAATACTTTAGCTGCTGTTTCGGAAATCTGAATATCTTCTTCATCAGATGTTGCAGGTATTACATCCCATGGATTTTTATGTGTAACTAACGTAGTTACCATTCGCCTGACGATAGGAAGCATAAGATTAGAAATTAATCTTACTTTCCACGGGTCACGTTTATTATAATATCTAAAGTTTCTATCCTTTAAACTATAATCTACATTTTGAAAACCTCGTACCCATGCAAGATTTAACATCCATGATCTATACGTTTCTTGCATAGATAATCGAGTGAATTGAAATCTATCATTAATAAAATCAATGACTGATTCCTTTTTCTTTTTAATTTCAAAAACGTGTTTAGACACTATAACATACCACCCATCAAACTTATTTCTTCATTTTTTTCTTCAGCAGGTTCCGGATACGCTTCTTTTAAAGCGGTTTCAAATTTACGATTAAATTCCTCTATTGGTTGTACACTCGGAGTAACACCTTTTTGCTGATTATAAAATCCAATGTTTACATCTGCAAATTGGATAGCTAAATCTCTCAAATCTTTATATGCCGCCTTTGATCCTAGACTATATCCTAATGATACACACGCACACATACAAATAACAAACATGCCTAATATAATAAGAGTTTCACTTACCATTATTTTTTATCCTCAATCTTTTGTGCTTTATGCACAATACCAATTCCCCCTAAGGTAGCGGCTGCAATAAGCCAAGGGTTTGCAGCAGAGGCATCAATCCATCCCATACTAACCATGAAAGAAAGAATACCATATGCGATAACTCCCAGGAATGATTTACTTCTCATCAGTTTTTTCATTATGTGGCCACTCCATTTCTAGAATAGGGTTTTTTGGTTTTTTATAATTCTCCCCTACATAGGTGCCGCCCAGATGGAGATGTAGACAGCACCCATGTATGAGGGTAAGGAGGAGAATACTAATTAGAATTTTTGTTATTTTCACTTTTTAATATCAATTCTTCAATAGACGGTACATCTAAGTTTGAAGTTGCAGGTTCATCAGAGGTTTTAGCTGCACGATGAAAAAATGCCCATTCAGTACTAGCTCGAAATCCAATATCACCCTGATTCTTTAACGTAGTTGTACATCCACTAATCAATAACAGCAAGAGACTGAGACTCAGTAAGATTCTTAGCATATGCAATTTCCCTTTCGATGCGGTACTTAATAGAATCTTTTATATTACATTCTTTAGTACCTAAGTGTGAAATTAAAACTCCCATATGAACATATGATTTAAAACTTAATGTTTTAGCTTTACGAACAAAAGCACAATCTTCACCAACTAATGGAGTTCCTAAATGTGAATTTTGTCCTAATGCAACTGCTCTATACAAATATGTATCCAATTCATCTTTGTGTTTAAAAGCTTCATTGATTAAGTTTTCTACCTCATCCTCGAAGTCTACCCGTGGTGATCTATCCATAGTAAACCACAAGATATCACCATCAGCTTTTTTGTTCCCTTCGAGTAATTTTTCACCTGTTGCATCGAACACTTCACGTTTAATACAAGTAAATGCCATCCCTACGAGGTCCGACTGCAATATATCCATATTTTCAATATGCTGTAATATTTGTTCAGGAGGCATATTAGGAAAACTATTTACCATTTGATAGGGTGGTCGTCTTGTAGTTACTAGAGCTGAAACAATAGGTTTATCTGCTTGAATTAAAGCATCAAAATGTTCTTCCAAGTAACCACACATATCATCATCAACAAATATAATATGCGTAAAATCAGGATATACTTCATAGGTCATACGCACTAATTTATTTCGTGCATAGGGCAATAGTGTACTATCCACAACATTAATACGGTGATATTTAGGAGCTTGTCTCATTAAATCAATGAATGAACAAATAGCACCGTATTGAAATTGTGTACTACAAACACAAATTACTGGTTTTACCATTCTATTCCCAGCCATTCGTTAGGTTCCTCATTTTCTTTAGCTAATCGTTCTTGTAATAATTCTGATCCTGTCTTACGCCTGTATAAAGGTGTCGAACCAATCTGGTCGGTATATAATTCTTTTTTATTCCATGAAGGTTTTTCTCGTGCAATATATCGCCAGCAATCCATTAAATGATTATGTTTACGGATTGGATCTTCAATAGGTTCATTACTATTTAATTTTGAAGTAGGTGGCCGATATTTATAACGTCGTCTTTCTTCTAAAAAGTTTTCACAGGTATTAAATACCTGTAACGCAGGTTTACCATCTGCTAAATCTTCAAGCCAAAATCTACAATCTTCAAGACCAGGACGTAAACTATTATCTGCTGGTGTAACAATCAAACCATAGCGTTCATATAATTGTGAAATAATAGAATCCTCGCCAGCTTCACTCCGTGCTCTTGCTTTAGGGTCAATCAATCTAAGTATCATATTCTCTGCTGGTATTTCAGGATTCTTTAATTCCCAAACATAGTGTTTAAATTCTAAAGATAATTCTTGATTTAATTGCCAACCTTCAAATAATTTTATTTGTATGGCCACCTGCCAGAGTGGTTCATTCTTGGCATACAACTCACGATAGACATAGGCCCGGTCATAGTTGTCAACTGTAATCCACAACACTGCACAGGTTCTAATACCTGGATCAATGGCACACCACCTGGGCCATTCTGGGGGTACTTTAAATGGTTTAATAACATGGCGTTCTTCGTCGAAGGACGAATATACAATGCCTTGTACCCTACGGGCCTTGCCATAAAATCTATACTCCTTCGTTTCATCTGACCATTTATTTTTTAAGTATTGAACACGTTCTTTATCTAAATATTTATTATTTTCAGTATTTAGTCGTGTTAAAAATACTCGTGGATTACCACTTTCTGCTTCTCTCTCTAAGTTTAATATCCAATCATAAGACTCCACAAGAGTAGCAGAAATACTAAACATGCCTCCAGTAGCCAGAGTTCGGGCTTCCAATTCTTCCCAAATACCTGATTGTATTTCTTCATCAATATAGAAGTAATCCACAGCGGCTGCCTGGAACTTTTCGCGGGCCTCACCCTTCGCGGATAGGAAAGTGATTGTCGTTTCATATTTATCCTTTCTTCTAATTTTTAAATATGAAGGTATAGGCTGCTGCGGAATCCTAGGACCTTTTTCTACAATGTCCCAATCTGGTATTAAAGCTATTAAATGCCGATATATACCAGTTTTAATTGTAGAATATTCTGCACTGATAACCCAAATTTCAACATCTCTACCTTCAATATTATCTCCATGCGGGTGTCTACCTGTTGCATACCACGCACAATCAGCAGCGGCTGCATGGGACTTTCCCGATTGATTTCCACCAAATAATAACCTATAAATTGAATGCGATTTATGGTAATCCAGTTGATGAGGCATAGGTATATATGTACAACTTTTATGTGTACTACGCCTTTTGTACTCTTTTATAAGTTTTATGTCAAGGGGATCAAGCATTTCATAACCATAATTTCAGCATGTTTTATAAGCCCTAATATTTCACTATCTGAACCACTAGTTAATGTATAAACTTCGGCATCACCTTTACATCGTGAGTCTACTGAACTAATAAATAAACAATTACGACAACGCTTTGATAACTCTTCAAATAATTCACCACTGGTTGCAGTATTTAATGAATAAGTTATTTCACGCCTCATAAGGTAATACCTCCGGTAGTTTTTTTCTAACTTCCCTCAGAGCTTCTAATAATTCTTCCTGTGGCATTTTTTCTATATCTCTCCGTTCAACTTTCTTTGGCATTGCAATTTGTACTAATTGTATATTTAATTTATCCATTGCAATAACTGTATTCGCTGCTGCTAGTGCTGTTTTGTCATCTTCTGTTTGTTCAATAATACGACCAGCTCTAGTTATTATTTTATCACGAAGATGCTCTGGTATTTTATATCTCGGCTTTTTTAATAGGTGATTCACCATATTAAAATCAGCTTCGGTATCAAAACTATTCGCTGTTACTATTTCGTTATCACGTAAAGTTGACATAATATTTTAACGACTCAACGTCGATATACTGGTATATATACTTCAGCACCTTTCGGAATCCTATCGAACACCCTACCCCATTGCCCACCGAACGACACTGAGGAGGAGAAGGAAGAAAACGCAACAAGTGTCGCGGCTTAAAGTGCCACTTTAACGCGAGTCGCGATTCCGTATTCAAGTATCACTTTATGCCCCGCCGCTTAAAGTTATACTTTATTAAAGTATCACTTTATTAAAGTGATACTGTAGGTCGCGGGGCGGCAGCCGGTTAAAGTAATACTTTATTAAAGCGATACTGGATTAAAGTTATAATTTATTTCGACCCTGTGAAACTAGGTATTTGGCGCAAAATTGTGAAGATAGGGTATCTGGATAGACTTCTCGACAATTCGGCCACGGTTTCAGTATTACTTTATAAGTATACACTATTACTGAAAAAGAATCAAGTACTACTTAAACCGTATCGGCCTGTCATTATGGCCGATTTCACAATGTCACAAAGCGTCGATTAGAGCCTATAAATGACGTTTTACTGTCATTATGGCAGGGTCCGATAATGTGTCTGCCATTTTGGCAGACAGCCGCCCCCTGATTTACAGTATGAACGGATATTGTTCACTACTACAGGAAATATAAAGTATAAAGATAATAACTACAGTATAACTGTCTGGCACGCAACTTGCAATAGGCCTACCGGATATTGTGGTTTTTTTGGAGAGTTGCAATGACTAGACCCTTGTACGTGATAGCGGATGAAGTCCGCGAGAAGTGGGGACGCGTTAGTCCCTTCGCCAAACCCTACCTATCGGCTATGGGGTGTGTGTCCTCGGTCAAGGACAAGTACGGGCTTGACGATGCACGGAGTATCGTACTCTACTTCCTGTCCAACGCTCAAACTTGGAGAGGTCCTGACGCTCGCCGCATCAAGGCCGAGTTGAAGGGGATGCTCGGATGACGAAACCACGGCGACGCCGTGGAAAACGCCGGCGACGGCGAGTTTATCCTCGCGGTCGCCGGCGGGTCTGCCTAGGTGGTAGACGCCCACGAAGTCGTTAACAACTGAATATCGGTATAAGGCCATGCTACCGGATTGTAGCGGTAGTAATAGAGAGTGTGCAGATACTCTCTACCCCCGAGTCGCGAGCCTACGGGCGAACCGAGTACGGTATAAACGTACGGTCTGGCCAACTGCACAGTAGCGTATGGGTAGTACATACGTTACGGGCGAAACTGCCGCTATGGTGCGATAGACTTAGGTCTGCAAAGGCCGAAAAAACGCATCATAGCACAAGTTACCGATATGCCTACATAGCCCTACAATTTCTCGCGTATATCTTGCGAACGGCATAGGACTACCCTTAACCGAAAGGAAATAGGTGACCCTATGTTCAATCTCGCAAAGAATCTAAACACCGGAACGGCAACACAAGCCGAAGCTATGGTCGCACTAGGCGACCTAATCGCCAGTTTGGACAATCACAATAGTGAATGTCCAATTGGTCCTGCCCTTGACAAAGCGTTGTCCATCTACACAAAGGGATCCAACAATCCCAACGGGTTCGCGGACTGGTTGTACACTGCCGCGTCAGACCTCGAAGATGCCGCCCGAAACTTGCTAGACAGCAAGCTGAGTCGATTCACTGTCCCCAACGATTGTGAAATTGACTATAGCATCACTGGGAAAAACATCCCATGGGCAACAAAGCACCTTCTCGGCATGACCCCAAACGTGAAAGCGGTTCGTAAAGCTTTCAAACTGGCATGCAAGGAACCCAACAAGGAATTGAGGGAACAAGCCCGTGTCTACCTTTTGGGCACCCTCAACCACGAACCTGTCAACGAACCTGTCGACGAACCTGTCGACGAACCTGTCGAAAACTAACCAACAACCCACAACCCCTATGCCGTTCGCAAGATATACGTTTCCTATTTCAAAAAGGAGAAAAATAATGGAAACTTACGTTTCTAACGAACCGTCGGAGAATAGAGCCATTATTGACTGGTTCTTATCACTAGCTGGCACCAAACCCACCAAACCCGTGATTATATATTATCGCGGTCGCACACGGACAACATATATCGACCCAACACCCCCAACAAAACGGAAAGTTATCAAAGTATGAAACACGAAAAAAACGAACGTAAACTGCTGCGGCGTGAACTAGAACTCGAAAAATCCGGACAACGCTATATGCGTTTTCTCGGACACAAAACACGGTCAAAAACAAAACGTAACAACACCATTTTTATACAAAATGGTGTTATTTGTGTTATCTCTCACCCTCACAGGAAAGGTGGTTTGGAATAAGACCAGTCTAAAAGGATTAGACTTACGACCATACCAAATAAATCTGTTCTCTACAGATTTGTTCCATGAACCATCCAAAAAGGAGACCTAGAATGACTCGACCTATCTACAAAATCGCACAGGAAATTCGCAACGATTGGAAGAATGTTTATTTTGGTGCCAAACCCTATCTAGACGCCATGGCGTCCCTGCATAGTGTCGATGACCATTATGGGTTGGACGATGCAAAAGGAATTATTATTTATTTCCTTGCCAACGCACAATCCTATAGGGGTGAAACTGCAAGAAGGATCAAGAAAGAATTGAACTCTTTGGTAAAATAAAAAGGAGAAACAAATGGCACTCGACCTTCACAATCTCGATCTTCGACATTACAATTTGTCTGGAGCAGATTTGTCGGGAGCCAATTTATCCGGAACCGATTTGTCTGGAGCCAATTTATTTAGAACTGATTTATCTGAAGCTGATTTAACTGGAGCTGATTTAACTGGAGCTGATTTACCTGAAGCTATTCTAATCTCAACTGATTTATACTTAGCAGATTTAACTGAAGCTAATTTATCTGGAGCCTATTTGTCTGGAGCCAATTTAACTGGAACTAATTTATCTGGAGCTGATTTAACCGGAGCCTATTTAACAGACGAAGATTTTGACGATACCATTTTCTAGAAGGAGAAACCAATGGCACTCGACCTTCACAATCTCGATCTTCGATATTACAATTTATCCGGAGCAGATTTGTCCGGAGCCAATTTGTCAGGAGCTGATTTGTCAGGAGCCAATTTATATCTAGCCAATTTGTCCGGAGCCAATTTGTCCGGAGCCATTCTAATTTCAACTGACTTATATTTAGCTAATTTATCCGGAGCCAATTTGTCAGGAGCTGATTTATCCGGAGCAGATTTATTTAGAGTAGATTTATCCGAAGCAGATTTATTCAGAGCAGATTTATCTAGAGTAGATTTATGTGGAACCTATTTATTTGGGGCCATTCTAATTTCAACTAACTTATATCAAGCCAATTTGTCTGGGGCCAATTTGACTAAGGCAGATTTATCTAGAGCAGACTTAACTGAAGCCAGTTTAATTATAGCTAATCTGTCTGAAGCTAATTTGTCTGGAGCCAATTTGTATGGAGCCAATTTGTCTGGAGCTATTTTCTAGAATTACAAAAATCAATCTTCATTTGATACGGTCAATATGTCCATTGACACACAAAAACCAGAAAAACAAGAAATAGGCCAATATTTCGCCCCTTATTCTCTTATTATTTCTATTTCTATTTCTATTTCTATATCTAACATATAGAATAGTACTAACGGCCTATGTTTTTGAACGTAACCCCTTGTGTTTACTGGACTTACGTTCGGATTATTCGCACTACATTTACCCCGATGGACTGACCCATTGTACCTACCCAAAATTGTTTGGGCCATCAAACTTCCCGATTGTAGCCTATGCTACATTCGTTTTAAATAAAAAAGACACTTTCGCGCATTTTAAGGAGTTTATGTACCATGAAAACGCTGACAACTAATCCAATTTATTTAAAGCATAGACAAAAACTGTTGGCCCAATTTCAGATATTACGAAACCTAAAAGATGATCTAAAACAGTTAGAAGAAAAAGACCTTCCGACAGAAACACAAAAAATGGTAACTGATGAACTATTAAATAATTTTAAATACTGCAAAACTTGTGGCAGTATGTCATTATCCAATATTGCAAGTCTAAGAATCCTTATAAATAAAATTAACGATTCCCGTATACAACATAAATACTATGATCCGTCCTAAATAGCACTTGACATAGTTTTATTTTTATGGTATAATATAGTATAGGGGCACGTAGACCCCTATCGTACCGCCCGCATCTAGAAAATAAAAAAGAAAGGAAAGTAAGATGCAAATTGTAATGATTGATCCGAAAAAGATTAATGCCAGTGAATTAAATAATATTCGGGAATATCACCCGGATGACCCTCACACTTTACACATTAAAAGATTAATAAAATCAAAAGGGTTTCATCCTAATCGTCCAGTATTTGTTACCCCTGCACGGAATCCTGAGACTGATGAAATTATCCCTGATGAGTTTATTTTGTGTGATGGTTTACACCGCACAATGATTGCGAAAGAATTAGGTTTGAAAGAGATTCCTTGTACTGTCAAGGAACGATTGACACCGGAAGAAGCTCAACAATCTCAATATATGTTAAATACAAATGTTCCTACTAAACCGAGGGAACAGTATGAACATTTTAAACGATATATGTTGGCCCACCCCACCAAAACTCAAAGCGAGATTGCGGAAGATTTTGGAAAGACACCAACAGATATCTCCAAGATTATGGGCTATGGGAAATTAACAAAATCATTGCAGGCTAAACTTGATAAAGGACAAATTACACCGAGTGTAGGCTTAACCCTAGCTCGTGTCCCTATTCAATATCAAGAACAGGTTGCGAATGAAGTTGAAAAAGAGGGTATGCCAGCTGATGCAGCGATTAGTTATATTACCCAGCAGCGTAAAGCTTTTAATAAGGCATTACGTGAGGGCAAAAGTAAAGTTGACTTTGTTGTAACTAAAAAGTTTGTTGGTCTGCGAGAAGCAGAAGCAATGCTGGATCATGTCACCAATACATTAAAGAATACTGATCCTGAAACTGAGGATTATTTAATTCTTACTGGTGAAAAGCAGATGGCAGAAAAGATGCTATCGTGTGACCCCGAAACCCTGAAGCAAAAGGAACTCGCTAGAGAAGCAAAGAAGGAACAGCGTTCTCTTGAATCCGCAATGAAGAAATTGCAAAAGCAAAAGGAAGAAGTAGAGCGTTTAGAAGCAGAATTAAAGAGACAAAAAACAGAATCCGCAGCCGAGAGCCTCGCTTAACAGCAGCTAGGCAAGCCTAGCACGATAGTGTGGGGCACCCAAGTAACCCTTAGGGTGCCCCCACTATCTCTAATTAAAAAAGAAAAGGAAATAACAATGGACGAAAAACAAATAACAATTGCCAATATCGGAACTGGTTTAGTTCCTTCACCCTCACTAGCAAAACAATATCGTAAAGAATCTACAGCAGCTAACTTTCTGCCTGCTCTTAAGTTATTGCAGGGAGTTTCTGAAGAATGTAATACTGAAGGCAACGCCCCTGGGGATTATTTCCTGACAGTACAGGATAAAAACCTAAAAAGGAAAGTTGTCATTTGTATTATGGGCTTTAGACCCCATGCTATGTTTGTAGAGAATGGTCAAAAGACAATGGAATCTTTCAATGAAGATTCTCCTGTCTTTAAAGAGATTGTAACATTAGCAAAGATTAAACACCCTTCGGGTACCTTTGCTCAGTGGGCAGCCGGGGAGTTTCTAGTATATATCCCCAACACATTTGTCTTTGCTGTATTTTTTCCAGGATCAAAGACGGCACGATATATATCGTTCGATATCTTTGATCATATGGTAGAGATTGACAATCGCCCAGAAAATACTAAAGATTTACCATATACAAATTGCTTTGAATTGTATGCAGATATGGTAGATTATAAAAATGGGCGTAAAGCATGGGTACCTAGAGTTCTTCCGATTGAACCATTAGCAGAGTATTTCCCTGCTGCTAGTGCTTATAATGATGCAATGGCAATGTTTATTGCACCGATTAAAGCGGAAGCGGAAGTAGAAGAAGCAGAAAGTTCAGATACAGAAACTGATAGATAGATAGTGTAGTGCTAATTACAGCGGATACAAGGACGTTACCGGTAAAGGCTAATTGTGCTCAATTAGTTTATGCTGATCCGCCGTTTACAGATGCCTATGATTCAACCGAGATACTTACATCGTATAGGAAGTTTACGCAGGATTGGATCTATCATGCGACACGGTGTATGGCTGATGATAGTTATCTGTTAATAAATACACAATCTAAAATAAGATATGATATCGAAACATGTATGCGAAAGTATCGTTCGTATATATCTTTCGTTCAGGATCTTATTTGGTTCTACAATTTCGGAACATACACAAAAAAGAAATTTGTAGAATCTCATCAAACAATTCTAGTATATAAACGGGGTACGCCCTTCTTTAACTGGCAGTCAGTTGCTATCCCCTCCCAACGAATGCTAAGTAAAGATTTACGGGCTGATCACCGAGGGCGTACCCCACCTACTGTTTTACAATATCCGCGAGTACCTGGAAACAGTAGAGAGCGTGATTATTTACGTCATGCTAAGGGTAGAAGCTGTCAGCCTATCGAATTATGTACTACCTTTGTCCGTGCATTTAGTCGTCCTAATGATATTGTTTTAGATTTATTTACTGGCTCAGGCAGTATGTATATTGCAGCTAAACGGCAAGGGCGGCGAACTCTTGGCTTTGACATTCACCATTTATATTTAACGCAAGCACACGATAGATATAAAGAAGGGTGGAAACGCCACGTATAAGCCCCCGTAACCCAATTGGCAGAGGTAAGGGACTTAAAATCCCTAAAGTATGGGTTCGATCCCCATCGGGGGTAGTAAGAAAGGAGAAAAAACAATGCGTACATTAACTTTTGAAAAGTTTAGATTATTGGAGAATCACTTCAACGATAAGGTTGAAGAAATGTTAGGTGGTCTATCCTACCTACAATTATTTACTGTCTCTAGACATACAGAATATATAATGTTACGCGACGATCTTATAAGATGGTTGCGTCAGTGTATTATTATTACCCCTAGAGGTAACTGGTTAGAAATTCCAGCTACTGATCCTATACCCCCTGGAACACATCCACTATCTCATCCTATAATTGCTGCTCTATTACGTACTAGCACTTCAACAATAACAATACGGATACAAACATTAAAACGTAAAAATAGGTGGGAGATTCCACGATGAAAGTAAAAATCAGTAAGGGTAAATATCTTTATAATTTTAATATAGATGTTATCCCTACCGATGATGATAAAAAATTAAAAATATATTCTCCCTACGATGTAGCATTAAAGGATGAAATCAAAGCAATGAAGGGTGCCCGATGGCAGCCAGAGAATAAATGTTGGATTGTTGACAATTGTGAAAGGAATCAATATGCGTTTCGATATCTTCAAGGAGAAAGGCTACGAATTGATAGTGACATTAATTATTCTGGGAGCAGGAATCTATTTTCTCACCAACGTGACGGTCTTAAGTTCTTTCTTAATAGGCGTTGCGTTCTCCTTGCCTTTGAGATGGGTCTGGGGAAAACCCTAACTGCAATTGAAGCTCTAGAATATTTAATGACACAAAAGTTATATAACTTTTGGTTAGTTGCTCCGTTTGGGGCCCAGCAGGAATGGAAACATCAATTAAAGAAATGGAATTCTAATATTACTTTTGTTGTAGAGACTACTTATGAATCACTCTATAAATATATGGATGCACTGGATGATAGTTTCATTCCTCATGTTGTTGTATTTGATGAATCAATTAAAATTAAAAACCATGCTGCCAAGCGTAGCCAAGTGGCGTCAGAATTGTGCAGGCTGGTTCGTGCTAGAAGCGGATATATACTTATGTTATCTGGTGCTCCTTCTCCAAAGAATCCTATCGATTGGTGGCATCAGGTTGAATGTTTACAACCTGGTTTTATTAGAGAGAGTACCGCAATTAAATTTAGAAACAGATACGCTAATATCGTTACTGTGGATCACGGTTATGGTGAGCATAAGGAAGTTGAGTCATGGAAAAAAGATGAAGTTAAAAAGTTAGGTAAACGTCTGGCACCTCTTGTACTAGTAAAGAAAAAGAAAGATTGTTTAGACCTACCAGATAAAATCTTCGAAACAATAAACTGTCAAGACTATCTTAGCGATAGTGAAAGACAGGAGCTTTATAGATTGGGTGAATTTTTAATAAGTACATCCGAAAGTGGTGTACAAAGTTTACAAAAATTAAGGGAGTTAAGTGATGGATTTCTGTACAAATCTAGAACGGATAATAAACATACAGACTCAACAGTTAGCGACGATCAGACACGAACTGGGGGTATTATCTCAGATAATGGATCAACAACTAACGCTTATCAAGCTTTACAAATCAGACCTAAAACGAAAGCGGTCGAAAGTCTCCTCGACTTCTACCACAAAGAAAACGGCGGGCCGGGCCGGTTAGTTATTTACGCAGCCTTTCATGCGTCAATTGCAATGTTGCGTGACTTTTGTGTAGGAAAGAAATGGTATACTGTTACCATTACTGGCAAAGGTTGGAGTGATAAAGATGTTTTAGATTATTTCAATGATGATACTGAAGAATCGAATGTAGTAATTATTGCTAATCCAGCCTGTGTTCATGGTTTAACATTATCATCAACGCTTGCGTTAGTCTATTATTCTAATAGCTTTAGTGTCGATCATCGTATACAATCTTTAGATCGTAGAGATCGTCCAGGTATGGATACAGCTAAAGCAACAAGAATAATTGACTTAATAAATCTACCTACTGATTTATATATTAAGGATAGACTCGATAAAGGAATCGAGTTACAGAACATAACGCTAGAGGAGATTAAAAAATGTCTTTATCAAAACAACAAATCAATGCAATAGTTGAAGATTGTTTAATAACTTATGCAGGAACAACAGGTTTAACATTACCTGTTGACCCTAATTTCGTTCCGATAGGTGTAAACTTTGTTATCCATGAAAGTGATGTTAATGCTGCATCATTACATATTAAATGGATACAATGGATGAAGGATCAAGGATGGTCAAAGGGTTTGGTATTTTCTAGAACTCAAAAGTTACATCCTGAAATGGTTGTATTTGAAGAATTGTCTGCCGATATACAAAGACAATGGATAGTATTCCGTAATTTAGTGAGGGCATTAACATGGCTATAGACCCAAGAGCTGAAGAATTAGATGATTATATTGAATGTATAGGTTGTGGTAATGTAGTCTCTAAAGACGAAGCTGACAATGGTTATTGTATTGAATGTTTAGAAGATAGGGACGAATGTGATATAGATGATGATATAGAAGCGGAGTTAAATGATGATCTTCTTTGATACTGAAACTTGTGGACTGACAGGTCCAATTGTAATTATTCAGTATGCAGAAGATGATGGTGAAGTTATTGTTCATGAAGTGTTTAACTCACCAATAAAAGAAACAATGGCATTGCTAGAAATGTTTACGAACAATGAAGTTTGTGCATTTAATCTAAGCTTTGACTGGTTCCATGTTAATAAATTATATAATCTTTTATATCAGATCAAGAATAAAGATGAGCCGCCAAAGCCTTATGACTTAGCTAAAATTAGTATTACTCAACCAGTTCAGTGGTGTTTAAAACCTAAATCATGTTTAGATTTAATGTTACACGCCCGCAAAGGGCCGTGGCAAACATTGATGGATCGTGATGACATTGTGATTAAAAAGGTGCCAGCTGACCTAGCCCCTATTCTAACAAAAGAATTAACTAAACGAATTAGATTACCAAATATATATTTTCAACGTAGAGCGGGTGGCTATGAATGGCAGGAAGAACTGATTGAAGATGAACCTAAGTTTTGTAATATCAAACTACACTTTGCAGCATCATCTGGATTGAAAGCTCTTGCAGCAGAATGTTTAAAGGTTAACACTATAGAATTTCCTGTGCCTAAATCGTTTTGGCCAGAAAAGGAACCAGAATATAATCCGTATAATATAAACTGGTTACCTGTAATTCATCGACATATACAATTCTGGAAGGAGAATAAACATGCCAGAAGCTATGCAGAACAAGATGTTATATTCTTACAAAGATTATACCATCACTTTGGAGAGCCCTCAGCCGGAGACACCGACTCTATTCTCGCTGGCTGCGTTGGAAGTAGCAGATGGCGAGGGTATACTTTGTCGAGAAGCAGAACAATTAATCGAATGGAAGAAAAAAGGAGTGAAAGTGCCTGCGGTATTAACCCTAATTCTCACATTCAGGTTCGACAGTGGCTCAAAGAAGTTGCTAGTGAAGATGAATCAGCCCTAATTGTTGACACTAGTAAGAAAACTTTAGAAGCTTTATCTAAATGGGAAACTGAAACAGGACAAAGAGCGAAACAAATAATTAAAATAAGGAGTGCTCTTAAAGAAATAGAATTACTTAATAAACTTCTTGAAGTAGGACGCTTTAATCCAGACTTTAAAATTATAGGAACTAAGTCTGGTCGTATGTCTGGTGGGAGTAGTGAAGAAGTAAAAGCAGGGAGAAAAAGTGGTAGTATAAATCCTCAAGGTATTCCTAGAATCAAAGAAATTCGTGAACTATTCACGCTAGCTGATAAAGGTTATATATTAAGTGGTGGAGACTTTGACTCTTTTGAGGTAACATTAGCAGATGCAGCTTATAAAGACGACAATTTGCGGTCTGATTTGCGAGCAGGTAAATCATTTCATGCAATGTTGGGATCGGCATTATATCAATTGCCCTATCAATACATTATTGACACTAAAAACAAAGAAACAAATCTTTATCACCCCAGTAAGACAGCTGCTTTTGCCCTCTTATACGGAGCCCAACCCAAAAAACTTGCTGAGTCTACTGGTATTTCTGAGGACACTGCGGAAGAAAACTATAAAAAATTCATGGAAAAATACCCGGGAATCGATAGTGCTAGACGAAGTATATTTGACAGGTTTTGCTCCATTAGTCAGCCTAAAGGAGTGGGAACAGAGATTATCTGGCATGAACCTGATGACTTTGTTGAATCTCTTCTTGGCTTCAGACGTTATTTCACGTTGGAGAATAACATCGTTAGATTACTCTTTAAATTAGCTCAACATCCTCCGGATAGTTTTAATGTATATGGAAAAATCTATCGTCGCAATCGTGAACAAACAATTAAAGGTGCGACACAATCAGCTCTTTATAGTACAGTCTTTCAATTACAGGCTCGTAATATGAGAGCAGCGGCTAACCATGTTATACAATCAACCGGAGCAGAAATTACTAAGGAAGTACAGCGACGAATATGGGATGTACAACCATCAGGGATTCATAAATGGATTGTACAACCTTTCAACATCCATGATGAAATTATGTGTGTGCATATTCCTGAAGTAACTGATAAAATAAAATCAATTGTTAATCAAACAGTTGATGCTTATAAACCGTTGGTTCCATTAATTAAAATGGAATGGAAAACAAACCTTGAAGATTGGAGTAAGAAGTGATGCATTACCCACAGCAATTAGTTCTTAATTTCATGCGAAAAATGGAACAAAGAATTCCTGATGATATTGATATAACGCAGCAGCCTATTATCGATCTAAGATTAAAATTAATTAAAGAAGAAGTGTGTGAATTAGAGGATGCGTTGCGTCAAAATAATATTATTGAAGTAATTGATGCGTTGTGTGATTTACTCTATGTAACATATGGAGCAGCTATTGCTTTCGGTATAGACCTGGAGTATTTTTTCGATGAAGTTCACGAGAATAATATGTTAAAATCTGGTAAACTAAGAAGAAAGGATGGTAAAATATTAAAAGAACAAGGTCATTCTAAACCAAATATAAAAAAAGTATTGGATGTAGGCTATGGAAAAATCTGATTCGGATGAACTATGCTTACGATTGTTAGATTTAACTTTAGAAGAAAAGGAAGAACGATGGGTACAAAACTTATTAAATAGTAATGAAAAACTTACACAAAATACGTTAAAAAGATTAGTTAAATTGTTTGAAAAATACCTTGGCTTTGGTAGAGAGGAAATGTAATGGCCAGTAAAGACGAAATGGAATTTGAGATTATGCGTACGATTACCATCTATGAGGATTTAATTGAGGAGTCGAATCTGAATAAAATTAAACTTCTCTCCTGGGCTGAGGAGATGACTAGTAGCTATGAGAATTTAAGGAAAGCATATAAGTTTATTCATGGTCCGTTTCTCAATAGATTAAAGATTATGAAAAAGACTTGGAAGATTTTCAATAAATCAACATGGAAGAATCTTAAGTTACTGTCAGCGTCAAGTAAAGAGGTTAAACAATTACGACAATTAAGTAGTGACGTTAAGTATGAATGGAGTCTAAGACCTAAACCAACACGAAAAAGATAAACAATGAACTATAAACGTCCGCGTAATACTGTTCGTACAGGCCCAGAAGCTAAAGGTGCATTGCGTTTACGAAGATATATGGAGGCACGAGGATGGATGATCAAAAAATTACATGGTGGGAAATATCAATCTGGCTTGCCGGATTTACTCTGCTTACATATCTTGCATGGCTTGCGGTGGATTGAGACTAAAGCACCAAAAGAAAAACTCAGATATTCACAAGAGATTTTCTTTGCTAAAATGAATAAATATGGTCAAAAAGTATATGTCTTGCGTGACGAAAAAGACTATGAACTTTTATTTCAGGAGAATGACAATTGGAGACAATACCGAAGATTAGGCTAGGTCAAGTCTGGGAAATTAAACCTGAATATTATGGCACTAGAACCGATAAACTTAATGGTACGCGGATTCTAATTCATACACGAACTCTGAATAAGAATAGATTTTTAGCAATTAATCTAACTATAGATAAACGTTATGTAATTTATAGGGATGAGCTATTAAAAATGTATGATTTAATTGAAGAGCCACAAGTGATTGCTATAAAGGGTTTAAATATTAATGGACATATTTATTCTCTTTTTACTGATCCAACGAATGGATGGATAGGATTAACAAACTATTTAGGAGATTGCTATGCAACTGCAAGTATTTAAACAGTTACCATATATAAGCCCATCAACATATTTACAGTGGGAAAGTTGTCAGTATAAAGTTTTTATGTCTAAACTGTCAGGTCTCCAAATGCCAGCTGGGGAATATACTAGACCGGCACAAATAGGCAATGCTTTCAGTGCATATGTCATAGATTATATAGTACAAAAAAGAAATCTTGATGCACCACATACTAATTTATCTATTGCATTAGCTAATATTGATGATGAAAATAGAACTGTTGCAAAGATGGCAGCTAAAGCATATATAAAAGCAAAGTTATGTGAACCCTTTATGGATGCTATTGATCTAAAAGTAGAACAGGAATTATATGGACGGATTGGTGGTGTACCTATTCTAGGTAGATTAGACCTTATTGTTGATGGCTACCCTGAAGATTTTAAATGTAGAGGTTTTAATTCCAAAGCATATCCGACAACAGGTTATAGTAAACGTATTGATTGGAATCTGTTAACGGATTCAGGACAAGTAATTGCTCCAGACGAAATAGATGAACAAATTGATAAAGATTATTGGTTAGTACAATTATGTTTTTATAATTGGCTACTTTGTAGAACAGAAGCTAAATATAAGATACATGAAATTTGTTATCAACCGAATAAATTAATTTTTGTAGTGCACGAAGGTTTCATTCCACGATCCTATCGTTTAAAATTAATGAAAAAAGTAGAACAGATGTGGGAAGCAGTTTCAAGTAATCTATATTATGCAGAGATTCAACAACCACGACCTAGTAAATGGACGTGTGAGAAATGGAATACAGTATGTAAATGTGCTCCAGTTTGCACATATTATAAAAGAACTCTAGGCGACGAACAAAGGAGAAGTCACTATGTCTGATAGTATTTTAGACGAAGTAAAAAAACTAGTTGATGATACTAAAAGAAAGGAATATGGACCTATAGATGAATCCTTTAACAGAATACGACGATTATGGAGTGAATACCTAGGTATGAAATTAACACATAGTGACATAGCTATTTGTATGATTTTATTTAAAATAGCACGGGAAGCGGGAAAACACAAAAGAGATAATTTAATAGATATTTGTGGTTATATATATTGTTTAGATCAATTATTAGGAGAGGAATAAAATGACGCCTGAACAGATTGCCAGACAGATATATAAGGATTGGTGCGAGACTGGCGTCAGTGAAGGAGTTGATCCTGACGATGCGTTCGTCGAATTCCTGGCCAAGACAATCCGCGAAGCTGAACAGAACGCACGACGAAGAGCGTGGAAAGAATGGAAACAATATATCGGCCATAAGAGTTGGTGCATTGCTTTACTAGGTTCGTCGCATTGCAATTGCGATTTCGCATTAGTCGAAGATTTGATGGAACAGAAACAAAACAAAAGGGAGGACGAAAATGCCAGCTAATATCATTCCATGGATTCAGATAAATGATCCGCTTGCAGGTATCACCGGCAAACCGGAGTTGCCCGATCTGCCAGGGATCATACATGTGGTTGTCGGTGCTGAACTATTCGGCTTTAACTCGCTGATCGTTACAACGCATCCGAAATGGTATGCTGGCTGGGGATTCTTGCCCGACGAATTGGATAAACTTTTACCTTTGAAAGACCGCTTTCAAATCATCTACGGCATGACACCACCAGTCGCTTATGATGAACAAATGGACGAGTGGTCTGGTTCGCCGAATAGCCTGTGGGATGTTGAAGGTTGGCAGGAAACAATGATCCCGGCGATTCAAAAGCTGATTGATTTTGGCGAGCGTAAAATCCTGCTCGACCTTGAAGGTCCGTTTCGCAAAGGCGACTATACCGAGTTTTCATTCGATATATTTGAAATTGTGAAGATGTTGAGCGATTTCGATGGCGTCGAGTTTTGGTTTAATCTACCGCGAGTCATGCCGAACACCGATGCCCTGCCCTACCGCCGATACTTTACACATCTTTTGGTACAAATCTTCAGCGAGATTCCGAACGCAAAGTTTCTCAATACAGCGGTAGCCTATAAAGAACAAGACGAACAAAGTAATACTAATATGATTGCCACTGTCGGACCGGATCGTCTTATTGATCGCATCATGGTCGGGGATGTTGAAGTCGGCGGGAAACATTATTTCCCGATAGCCGAAGCAAAGGCTGAACTTCAGAATCGCGAGGGCACACAGATATTGTGGACTGGTCAAGAACACTTTGTGCGGATTGCGAGACAATGGAATGATTAAGAAACCAAAAGCAAAACGAAAGCGGCTTGTTCTCGGCAGAGACTTCGATGGATGGGCTGCATGGAACAAAACTATAAATGATTGGGAACGTCATTCTGATATTTTTAATGAACAATGGAAATATTATTGTCCCATTTTAATGAAAACAAAGCGTGAATGGGGTGGTACAGATACGAAATATGAAAAACTTAGAATCTGTCGAGTAAAAATTGTAGAGATAGATAAGGATTAGGAATGTTAAAGACTGAAGCAATCAAACAATTTTTATCACAGCAGCCCTATGAGATGGGTAAACTTTATAGTCCAGATATGGAAGTACAAGTTAATGTAGCTCGTGATGAAGGTGAAATTATTCAGGGTGAATATGAAGGATTACGTTGGCAAGGTTTTACTGATGGTCTACAAACCTGGAAACATTTTAGAATTCCATGGGATGCGAATCGTAATCCAAACTATATAGATAGAGAAATTAAATTTGATATATCGAAACATGCTGAAGCTATTGGTATGACTGGATGGGATTGGCGTTGTAAACGTAGTCGATGGGTCGGCTTTGATTTCGATTCTATTGTTGGGCATAAAGTAGGTTTAACCGGTGATGAATTACAAGAGATTAAAACTAAACTTGCTGAATTACCAATTATTAATTTATTCACTAGTACTAGTGGAACAGGTTTGCATATCTATGTATTTATAGCATCAAAAGAAACTATTGCCACACACACCGAACATGCAGCAGTAGCTAGAGCTATACTATCTAAAATTTCTGCATTAACTGGTCTAAACTTAGAAAGTAAAGTTGACACTCTAGGTGGAAATATGTGGGTTTGGCATCGTAATGCTAAACCAAATGAAAGTTATAAATGTATAAAAACTGCCGATCCAATCTCTATTATACCAGCTAACTGGCGAAACTATATTAAAATAGTTTCTAGAAAAGTTATTGTACAAAAAGGAAAACCTACACAAAGTGTTGATAGTATTGTTGCTTCTAATAGAGTTGTGGAATTAAATCATGAACATATTAAACTATTACGATGGTTTGAAGATAGTCCAGCATTATGGTGGTTCGATGATAAAAAACAAATGTTGGTTTGTCATACCTATGATCTGAAATTAGCATTTCAAGAATTAAATTTAAAAGGTGTATATGACACTATATCAACAGGAAAGGATAGAGGAAATGACCAAAATTGTTTTTGTTTTCCCCTATATAATGGAGGATGGGCGGTACGCCGTCATTCTAAAGGTACAACAGAAAGTTCCAATTGGTTTAATGATAGTTCCGGTTGGACAACATGCTTTTACAATACTCTTCCTAGCTTCCGAACAGCTTGCAGAACTTCTAAAGGAGTTGAAGGAGAACAAGATTTCTCCTTTAGTAACCTCAATGACGGCTTACTTGCCTTGGATAAAGTTGGGATTAGAGTGGATATTCCCGAACACTTTAAGATCAGACCTTGTATTATTAGAGAATTACGTGACGGTAGATTAAAAATATCTTTTGATGCTACAGAACATGATGAATATATAACAGGGTGGTCATTAAAAAAGAAAAAATGGGAAAGATTTTATTCTTTAAATCGTGAGGGTATGCCTCCAGATACTGATATCCCTGACGAATTAATCCGTCATGTAATTTTAAATCATATAGATTGGGGATGGTATTTATATACTACAAATAAATGGATTCAAGAAAATAGATCAAATGTTAAATCTGCATTACTTGCTCAGGGTTATAAGCCAGCAAGCGTTGAACATATATTGGGCGTTGCAGTTTTAAATAATTGGTCATTAGTTAATAAACCTTTTCAGGCTGAATATCCAGGGAATAGAGAATGGAATAAGAATTCAGCCCAATTGCGTTTCGAGCCTGAACGTGGTAAACATCCTACATGGGATAATGTCTTTAAACATTGTGGAGAAAGCTTAAATGAAACTCTCAGAGATCTTACATGGGCAAAAGATAACGGTATTATTAACGGTTTACTTTACTTGCAAGCATGGTGTGCAGCATGTATCCAATATCCGAATGAAGCCACCCCTTACCTGTTCTTTTTTGGTGGACAAAATACTGGAAAATCTATTTTCCATGAAGCATTGTCTTTATTGTTCACAAAAGGATATATTCGAGCAGACAACGCTCTCACTAATACGAATGGCTTTAATGGAGAACTCGCAGCGGGAATATTTTGTATCGTGGAAGAAACAAACCTGTCAAAACGAGGACATGCTCCAGATAGAATTAAAGATTGGGTCACCGGACGAACGCTTTCTATTCATATAAAAGGTAAAACACCTTATGATATTATAAATAGTACACATTGGATTCAGTGTGCAAACAATCCTGATTACTGTCCTATACTTCCAGGTGATACTCGTATTACAATAATTCAAGTTGATGCTTTAGAAACTGAAATTCCTAAGTATGAACTATTACAGAAATTGGAGTATGAAGCACCTGCCTTTCTGTACACACTTATTAATTTTGAATTGCCACAACGTGTAGGTAGATTAACAATCCCTGTAATCGAAACTGAATTAAAACAAGAACATATGATTTATAATAAATCACCTCTTGATACTTTTATTGCTGAAACAATTCATACTGCAGAAGGACATAAAATTGAATTTAAAATATTTTATGACAAATTTATGCTGTGGCTTCCCGCTGAAGAAAGAAATAATTGGAGTAAAATAAGAGTATCAAAAGAAATTCCAATAGTTAAAGGTCATTATGGTTCAGGAGCTACTCTATATCTAGCTAATGTAAGCTGGGAAAAAGACAACCACCCCTTACCACGTTTGAAACGGATAAAGGGTGGCCGTCTAGTGACGGTGTATTAAATTAGAAATCTATTTATTAGATTACCTAATATAGCACCGATCGCAGCAGCAAAACCTGTAAGCCACATAACTTTTTTCTCTAAAGAAGATATTTTTATATCTACTCTATCCTTCCAGTGTAACATATTTTTATTCCAGTCTAATTGCATTTTCCAATACGCATCTACTTTGCCACAGTGTTTAGCTAACCATTCACGAAGATCATCAGACATATTTATTTATTACTCTCTCTTAAAGCCTTATTGGCTGCGGATAACTGTTTCTTTAATACAATAACTTCAGGATCATTTTTGAATTGTTGTTTAGGTATAACAAGGAAGCCTTCTCGCTGAAATTTTCCTGATAGTAACGCTTTTCGTTTTATACGATCGAGATTTCGCCGTGCAGGTTTAGAGTTATAAACTTTAATACCAGTGAGATTACGAATTAATGTTTCACCTATAGGTGTTTTTCCAGCCAAACTATCCACTATCTCCGAGCCCGTTCTAGCAACACGACTTGCTGGATTAAAAAGATTAGTTAATTCAAAAGTGGACATTTCTGATAATCTTTTATTACTGAAAAAACTACTTCCTTTAGCCACTTCAAGAGGAAATCTAATTAAAGGTGTTGTACGACTAAGAATTCTAGATACTAATCTTTCTGTTTGATTAAAAAATCCTGGATCAGCACCTGCTGTGCTAAAAATACTTAAGTCCTCAATAGGTAAACCTAATTGTCCAACTACTTGATCTCGTTGCCCTAGAGAGAATGAACGTGATGCCCGTAAATAATCAGGTACATCATCTTTATTTAAACTTGTTGCTGCTGCATACAAATTTGCTAATCGTGGGTCTTCAATTGTAGACATAATCTGTAACGGAATATTTTTTCGTAACCATGTATAGAATAAAAGTGTAGGACGCAAAACAGTTTTTTCAATTTCACCTAATTGAGTATAGTCAAAAAGATGCTTATTCATTGATTTAACAGCTTCTATAACAGTTAAACCAGCTCTGCGAGCTGCAAGATAATGGAAAACACGAGCATGATTTTCAACATCCCTTCCTACTTCACGCCCCACTTTGAATGGAATACCTGCCTTACCTTGTCCTGATAATGCACGGTCAATAGGATTAGTCCCTAACTTAGATATATCTTCTAAGTCAAGAGCAAATTGTCCACTATTGATTACTCTAAAATCTTTTAATTCATTTAATAATTCTAAATCTTTTCCTACAAGTGTTCCACGTCTAGCACCAATAATTATTTGAGTAGCCTTTTTAAATTCAGGTGCGAATCTAATAGGATCATAGCCAGCTAGTAAATTTAAATAAATATTTCCTATTTCATTTCTGGTATGAAAAGCTGGAAACACAGATGTTAATAGTATTCTATATCTACGATTAAAAGATTCTACTACACTAAGGACCTGTCGTAATCCTTTATTATTAAAAACACTTTTCTCTAATATTCTATTAACACCAAGAAGCTCATCTGCTCTGTCTGCTAGAATTTTTTTATCGATTATATCAGCATAACGTGGATGCTTAACATCTAAATTAGCTTTTCTTAATACTGATTTAACAGTAACAGTTTCGTCACCAATTTTACCTTTACCCGCCAGTTCACTTATACCAAAATTAATAAATTCAGCTTTATGTATTTGTTTAATACTATTTGCACGACGCTTTGCCAATATCTTTAAGAAATCTTCCTCGAAAAAGTCACCTTTGAAACCAAAATCTTCACGGAATATACGATTAATTTCTCGTAAAGTAGAGTCTACGAAAATTGAACGCTGTTTGGCTTCACCTAAACGAACAGCTAATTCACGATTAAAGATCTCGAAGCGTTGAGGATTGGTTCGTTTTAAATCCTTAGCTGCCTGACTAAGTTGTCGTGGAACATAAGAAGTAACACCTCCGCTAGATTCTAATTTACTAATTTGTATACCACTATCTTGTTCACGGGCTAATAACTCTTCAAATGTATTAGCATATTTATCAAGAAAAGATAGTTCAGCAGATGACGCATTTCTTATACTATTTGCCCCAGCGACAACCTGTAGTCTAGTTCGTTCTGCATTTTGTTTAATAGTAAAAAGTTTTTGATCATAAGTTTGTCGAGCCTTAATTAACGCTTTATTCTTTGCTTCTGGTGTTGCTAATTTAGTAGCTTCAGCTTCAGCTTTTTTAAATTTTATTAATGCTTGTGCATTTTCTTCATTGGCTTTCTTTGCTATTTTCGGTAATACACTTGTTTCACCGTCAACCAAATGGCGATTCTCAAGTAGATTTGTCAATCGTCTAGATTGTTCCTCTAGAGATCGACCTGATGCTTCTGCTAGGGATGAAATTTCACCCTGTAAACTTACAACCTCATCACCAGCAATACGTGCAGCTCTAGCTTCTTTACTTTTAACAAGAATCTGAGCATCCTCTAATAAAGGATCAGCAGGTTTTTCTTTAAATACCGCTTTTGTTGTTTTAATAGTATCACGTATTTTAGTCGCAATCTTTTCTGGAATTAATCCAGTATTTAATGTAGCTAAAAATTTTGTAGTATCATCTAATTGTTTTTCTACCCTAATTAATTTTTTAGATTTAGCTAAATTATTAAATAATTCTGTCCCCATATCTACAATAGATGCAGGATTATAGACTACAACATTAGTAACTAAAGGAGCACCACTTTTTAATGTAGCTTTAACTTCTGAAGCAACAAATCCTTTACCTTGTAAACCTTTAGCAATTCCTTTAGTTTCAAATAATCTCCAAGTCGAACCGTCAAAAGTAATACGACCTTTTACAAAAGTTTCAACTTGTTTGAGAATATTTTCTTTTGTTAAGCCACGAAGGCTTACAACTGCAAAAGGTTCTAAACTATTATTATAAAGAACATTTAAAACTTGGCCAAACTCCTTTAAAAATTCTTCATTTTGTCTATTTATAACTTGTGGCTCTCGACTAGCTATAAATTCAAATTTGTCAATTTGTTTAGAAACAATATCTTTAACATGTTTAATTTGGGTATCGACATCATCAACTTTTAATATTTTTCCTTTTACTTTAAAAGGTTTAATTATTACTGTTTTTCGTTGATCACTATAAAGCTTAGGAAATTCATTTGCAAAATCAGGGTCTAAACTACCATGTATAAATGTATCTTTAGATTTTGTTATATCAAAGCGTTCAAACGGGAAGGGTGAGCCATGATAATAAGTTGAAATATCTTTGGCATTAGCTTCACCTTTATTAATTAATTTTGAACGCTTACTTGCTAATTTTATAC